TTATCGGGCAAACATACCCCACCAGAACACATGACCAAGAATGGCTATCTGTTCTTCCTGAACCTGCTGAAAGGTGTAGTCCTCGTCCGGGTGCTCGTCACGGTTGAAGCTGCGAAAACGAATGCCCGACGGCAGGCGATAGACCTGCTTCACCCGCAACTGGCCGTTATGGTTGATGGCATAGAGATCGCCATCGACGATATCGCCAATGGCCGACTTGCCGACATTGACCCCTACCGTGGCGCCGTCGCGCAGCACCGGCAACATGCTGTTGCCACGCACGGTGACGCATTTGGCCTGATCGAACTGCACGCCGTTATGGCGCAGGCTGCGCTTGCCAAAGCGCAGCGATGCGTTGGAGCTCTCCTCGATCACGAATCTTCCTGATCCTGCCGCCAATTCAACCTCGCGAAGAAAAGGGACCGACACTTCATCGTCGTCCAGAGGCGTCTGGTCATCCCAGATGCTGATGTCCTGCAATTCGGTATGCGCGGCATTGGCGCGTGAAGTCACCGCCGCCAGGGGCACACGCCCGCGTAGCTGATCGGTGGTCACGCGGAAATACTCGGCGATTTTCGAGATGTGCTTGTCCGCCGGATCGGCGATTTTATCGTTGAGGATCCGGGACAGAGTGGATTGAGGCACTTCGGTGCGGCGATGGAGTTCCGTGGGGGAAATTCCGTCCCGGGCCAGCAGCTCTCTTAAAACAGTCGATACGGTGCGATTGTGCATGGCGTGCATATTGATTCGCGTTTGTGCATATGGCAAATGCTATTTTGCATTTGATTTTATGCGTTGATGCATATATCGTTGTTTTCGTCAGCGAGAAATCCACTGCCAGGCCTGTCATCGAGGGGCGGCGATCAAGACGATTTCGAGGCTGCTTTCTATTGAGTAGGAGTACAGCACGATGATTTATCGAAACGTTTTAGCCGCCGTCGTCCGGGTCCTGGCCGCCGATACCATGAACGATATCAAGAGCCAGTCCTGGCAGACCCAGGTCACGCCGGGGGAGGTCACCCGGCGCGGCAATGGCCTGAGCAAGGCCGAGATGAAAATCTATGACTGCTGGCTCCATGCGCGATTGCACTCTTCCCTGTCAGAGGAGCAGTGGGGCGCCCTGGTCGGAAAATTCTCCACTCACCTGACGCAAAAGATCGCCGCCCTGCAGTTGCTTACTCCGCTTATCAACTCGCCAGCACCCTCGCTATTCCGCGAACGCTGTGTAGTCACCTGGGGCTTTCCCCTGGTCAAGGGCGCGGCCCACGGCAAGCGCTCCACTGCGGTATTGCCGGCGGCGTGGTACGACATGTCCAACTGGGATGACGAGGTTCGCTCCGAACGTACGCGGCAACGCTGGGCCGCAGGTATTCGTCGTGACCTGGAGGCGCGAGTGAATCTGGCGCTGCTCAGGGCTCAGGACGTATTCGAATCAGAAGGCTTATTGAGTGAAGAGGTCGCCTGATGGTTGTGAAGTGCTCTAGCTAGTTATCTGAGTAGTATTGTTATTAACAAATAACCCGGTTAATTCCGGGTTGTTGCGTGTTCGTTATTTGTGTATTTAAAAATTTAAAAAAATAACTATAAATATGTATTTACATGCGTGTCGCCATGACGTAGATTTTCTCCATGCTGTTGTTTTTGTGAGTGACGCAACGACAGTCGGTTTAATCCGCTTGTATCCAACTAACTTAATAATTCTTCTACTTTCATTTAGCGAGAGCCACCATGACGCCGGATAACGATCCGTCATTCTGGGCCGGCATCTGGCTGGCCCTCACACATTCTTCATGGCAAGGCGCAATTATGGCCGTGATCATTTCTATCCTGCGCGTTCTTTATGACGCCAAGGAAACCAGTACGTTGCGCATTGTTCTAGAAGCCTTGATCTGTGGCGGCCTCAGCTTGTCGGCCAGCAGCATCATCGAATGGATGGCCTGGCCGTCCAACTTATCCATTGGCGCCGGCGGCGCGATTGGCTTTATCGGGGTCACGGCTATTCGTGAACTGATTATTCGCCTGATCAGTCGCAAGGTTGACGCCGCCTGAGTTACATCAGCAACTAACCACTCCTATTGCAACACCCACCCACACCCGCCAATGAGCGGGTTTTTTGTTTATGGAGATACACAATGAGCACACTCGCTAACGGTTCTGCTGTACAGACTTTCTATGTTGAAGAAGTCAACGGTGCCCTTCCGGCCACGCCGGCCTGGAAGCCGATCCGCTTCGTTACTGCCGGTCTGACACCGACCATCAACGAAGTCACCACCGCAGAAATCAATCAGACCCGCCAACAGGCGGTCAGTCGTGGCGGCACCTATAGCGTCGCCGGCGATATTGCCGTCGAGCTGTCTTTCAGCAGCTTCGACGACCTGATCCAGGCCGCCATGCAAGGCACCTGGGACAACGACACCCTGCTGATCGGCAAGAACGACCGCTCCTTCGCGATCCTGGAACGCCATACCGACATCGGCGTCGACTACCTGTACTCCGGCTGCCGTGTCGGCACCATGGCCATCAGCTCGCCGATCAACGCTCCGGTCGGCGTGACCTTCAGCATGATCGGCACCCGTGCCGAGAAATACACACTGGCCGTAGGTTCGACCTTCATCGCCCCGACTGCCACCGACATCATGATCACCACCAACCTGGCCCTGACCGAAGGCGGCGTACCGGTGGCCTACGCCACAGAATGGAGCGTCAACCTCAACAACGGCATGGAAGCGCTGTTCGCCCTGGGCAACCGTGAAGCCTTCGATATCAGCAACGGCGTGGCTGTGGTCACCGGTTCCATGAGCGCTTATCTGGTGGACGCCGTGCTGTGGGACAAGGTCCTCAACGAAACCAGGACCTCGCACAAGATCGAGTTCACCGAAGGCGCCGACAGCTACACCCTGGAACTGCCCAACGTGCGCTACACCCAGGGCCAGAAACAGGTCAGCGGCCCCGGCGCGATCATTCCGCAATACACCGTCAGTGCCGGTTACGACGGCGTCGTCGGCAGCACCCTGAAAATCACCCGCTCCGCTGCCTGATACCCGGCTTTTGTGGGAGCCGGCTTGCTGGCGATCGAGTGCGCAGCACTCGCAATACTTTGGTGACTGAGCCGACGCCATCGCCACCAAGGCGGCTCCCACAGTTCCCATTCTTTCCAAGAGAACATCCAATGACTGTCAAATCCGAAAAAACCACCACCAAACCCGAAACCCCGACCATCAAACCCTTCGCCCTGTCCGATTTCTTCGCCCTGGCCGCCATCGAAAAGGGCAAGAAACTGCCCCTGACCCTGCCCGATGGCACACCCACCGAGCATTACCTGATCGTGGTCAGCTCCGATGCCCCGGCCGCGCGCCGTCGCCTGCTGGAGCTCAGCCGCGAAGGCCGTGACCGTGACGAAGCCAAGCTGTCCCTCGACGAAATCTATGACATCACCAGTGCCGGTACCCTCAAATACCGCTCGGCACTGGTTATCGGCTGGTCGTTCGACGTGCCGTTCAGCACCGAAGCAGTGATGGAGCTGCTGGCACAAAACCCCGGCCTGTCCCAGGAAGTCGAAGCCCTGGCGAGTAACCGCTCACGTTTTTTCGCGCCAGACTCGACAGCCTCCTGAGCCACTGGGAAGGTGAAATGCGCCTGAGCAAAGTGCCTGCCGGCTCCGACGCCTGTGTGCGCGATCACCTGACCCGGGTCTGGAAGCTGACCGGCCACAAGCCCAGGGAACTGGATATCCCGCCCATGCCTGAAGGCATGGACTATCTGGCCGGGCTGTACTGGGAATGCAAACGCACCAGCGAGCCTCTGACCTGGCTGGAAATGCAGGCCTGGACTCGTCTCATGGACCGCCAGCTCGAACCCGAAGAACTGCGCGCACTGATGCGCATGGACACGATCCATTACCGGGTAATCCATGAAGCCTGAACACCCCACACCCGCCACGGCGGGTTTTTTATTGTCCGGAGAACACTATGTGCCCCGAATATTTTTACCTGAGACAGGAGGCCGACCCAGGACATCGGGTTGAGCCCGGGAGGTCTGGCCATGACTGATACAACCAATGTGGTGATCAAGGTTGATAGCAGTCAGGCGCGGGCGGCGAATAAGGATGTTGCGGCGTTGCAAAAGTCCGTCATCGGCCTGACGGCCGATTTGAAGAAGATGACCGCGGCCTCCACGGCCATGAATGCTGCCAGCACCACCTATATCAAAAAGACGGTGGATGCTGGCGCAACGGCGAGCTTGGGCCAGGCGACCAGTAAAGACACTGGCGTTTCGAATGCGGTTACCAACGCAACCAGCGGCAAAACCGATAGCGCCGCAGTCAAGGCTGAAACCGAAAGCGCGTTCAGCACGTTCAGCAAAGGCGCCGTTGAGCTGGTGGACAAAGCCTTCGTCGATATCTTCAAGAATGTCGACAAGGGCTTCAAAGGTTTCTCCGAGAAGATGGTTGCGGGCTTCAAGCAGCTATTGGCCGAAATGCTGACCAATGCACTGGTCAAGCCGGTTATTACGTCGATGATCGGTTCGCTGGGGCTTGGTTCTTCCAGTACGGCAAGTGCGGCTGGCTCCAGCGTTACTTCGATTCTGAGCTCTTTGGGGAAAAGCGCGAGTACGTTTTTTGATCTCGGCAATAACTCGTTTTTCAACACCATTGCCACAAGCTGGAACCGCAGCAGCGGTGTGCTCGACAGTATGGGAAATGTGCTGACCGATGGTTTCGATTACATCAAGTCAGCCGCTTCGAGTCTTTTCTCCAGTGGTGCCACCGCCAGCGCAACCGCAGCTCAGCAGGCAGGCGCGGTGGCAGGCAACTCCCTCGGCGCAAATGCCGGCCAATATGCCGCTACGCAGGCCGGCCTTAGTGCCGTATCAGCGTTTACCTATGGGCTTGGCGGTGCCATCGAAGGCTATATGAAAGCCGGTGTGAAGGGCGCCGTGGCCGGTGCCAGTGGCGCTGTGGCGGGTGCTTATGCTGGGTCGTACATTGGCTCGGTTGTTCCCGTCATTGGCAGTGCTGTCGGCGCAGCAATTGGCGCTGTCTTGGGCGGCATGTTCGGCTCCTCCCTGTTCGGTGGCGACTGGGTTACCAAAGATCAGGGCATTCAACTAGGCGTTTCGAAGGGCGACTTCTCCGCCGACCAATTCGAATATCAGAAGAAAAAGGGCGGCCTGTTCAGCAGCAATAAAAAGCGCACGCGGATTACTGCACTTGATCCGGCCATGCAGACAGCCCTCGACAATACCTATGATGCCACCGAGGGCTCGGTGCTGGGCCTGTTCGCGATGCTCAACGTCAAGCTCAACGACGGCGTGCTCGACGGCCTGAACATGGCCTCCACACAAATCAGCACCAAAGGTAAAACCGCCGACCAGATTAAGGCGGACATTACTGACTGGTTTACCAAACTGGCCGACGCCTCGGTCCTGGCCATCTCCGACGCTACGCAAGCCGACACTCGCGGCTTCACCTTCGAAACCCTGACCACCTTCGTCAAAAACCTCTACGGCGTTAACGACGTCCTGAAAAACCTCAACGTCGGGCTGTTCCAGACCAGCGTGCAGGGCGGTTTCATGGCTGAGCAACTAAGCCTGCTGGCCGGTGGTTTTGACAAGCTGAGCAGCGGCGCGGCGACTTATTACGACAAGTTTTTCAGCGACACCGAAAAAGCCGACAACGTGCTGACGGCGGTGGGCAAGGAATTCAAGGACCTGGGCGTCAACCTGCCGTCCAGTCGCGATGCCTATCGCGATCTGGTTGAGTCTCAGGACATCACCACCGAGTCCGGCCGCAGCATGCTGGCCAAGCTGATTACCCTGGCCGGTGATGCCTCTGCGGCCTACGACATTCTCGAATCCCGGGCCAAGGCGGCGCAGGATGCAGCGCTCGCAGCGCAGGAGGCGGCACTCGCGGCGGCGACCACCTCGGTCAACAACGCGTTCAGCGCCGTGCAACGGGCCGTAGCGGCAGAACAAAAGAATGTCACTGACGCCTACAACGCCCGAGTCGGTTCGCTTAACGACATGGCGGCTACGGCGCAGAAAAGCATTTCCGACATGACCGGTATCAGCAACGCCCTTGCCAATGCCCTGAAAGCCCTGCACGGCACCTCCAGCGCTGCGGTGAAAATGCTCCGTAACCAGGCCCAGGCTACGTTGCAGGCGGCATTGGCGACCGCCCGTTCCGGCGGCTCTGTCAGCAGTGTCAGTGGTCTGGACGACGCGCTGTCCACGGTCAGCAGCAATACCACGGACCTGTACGGCTCCCTGGAAGACTTCAACCGCGATCAGGGCCGCACCGCCAATGTGGTCGCCGAACTTAACGGCCTGACCAACAGCCAGCTAAGCACCGAAGAACAACTGCTGGCCACGGTGCAGGACCAGATCAAGAGCGCCAAGGATCAATACGACGACGAAATGGCCAAGCTGGATCAGCAACTTGATACGGCCCAGAAGCAGCTCGACGCGCTGAACGGTGTCGATAACTCAGTGATTTCGGTGGCCCAGGCCATCGCCAATCTGGGGGCGGCGATCAATGCGGCGGCGGCGGTCAAATCGTCAGTGGCCAGTGGCAGTGTGGGTGCCAGCCCGGTCTTGAATAGCGGGTCGGGCGGGGCGCCAAGCCCGAATGATCTCAATAGCCTGTATCAAAGCGTGTTGGGTCGCGATGCCGATCCGGCCGGGATGATGTATTGGGCGGGACAATTGGGCAGCGGCGCACAAACCGCCGCCACCATCGCCAATGCCATCCGCAACGACGCCATCAAAAACGGCGAAATCCCGCGCTACGCCGCAGGCGGCATGTTCGGTGGCGGCCTGCGTCTGGTCGGCGAAAACGGCCCGGAACTGGAAGTCACCGGACCTTCGCGGATCTACAGCGCCAACCAGACCGCCTCAATGCTCAACGGCTCGGGTAGCGTCGACGCGACCGTGGCCGAGCTGCGGCAGTTGCGCGTGGAGATCCATAACGACCTGTCGCAGATCGCCCGCTACAGCGAAAAAACCGCCTACGGCATCCGCCAACAGAACGAGTCAGGCATCGCCCTGCAGGAGGTGGCGGCATGAAAGTCGTACCGCCCATTGAAATCACCCCCGCAAAAGTGATCGCCAGCAACGTCCCGGAAACGGACTACCCGCTCTGGGCCGCTGCGACTACTTATCCGGTGGGCACACGGGTGATGCTCAATCACCGCAACTACGAATCCCTGGTCGCCCACAGCAACCGCAACCCGGAAACCGATAGCGTCATCCCCCCGGCCTGGCTGGACCTGGGCCCGACCAACCGTTGGAAGATGTTCAACAAACGCGCCGGCAACACCTGGCTGATCGGTACCGCCACCAGCAACCCGGACAGCATCGACCTGACCATCCGCCCCGGCGCGCGGGTCAACTCCATCGGCCTGGTCGGCGTCAAAGCCTCCACCGTGCATATCACCATGCTGGTCGGCGGCGCCGTGGTCTACGACGAAACCTTCACCATGTCGAACAAGGCCGGTGGCAGTTGGTATCGCTACTACTTCGGCCAGTTCGTCATCAAAGACAACGTCGCCCAGTTCGACCTGCCCGCGTTCAGCAACGCCGACATCCGTGTCGTTGCCAACGCACCGGGTTCAACCGCCGAAATCGGCATGCTGATCATGGGCATGTCCAAGGATATCGGCGTCGCCGTTTACGGCTCCGGCCTGGGGACGGAAAGTTACTCATCGATCAAGGAGGACGACTTCGGCAACGTCAGCATCGTCCCGCGAGGACGCAGGCGTTATGTCGATTTCAATATCGTCATGCGCGGCAGCCAGGTCTCCAGCGCACTGCGCGCCCTGGAACCCCTGAGCGACACCGCCGCGCTCTATATCGGCAGTGAAGATGTCGATTCCACCATCATCGTCGGCCGCTTCGAAAGACTCGCACTGGTGCTCTCCACTTACGACCGCGCCGAATACTCCCTCGAAATCAGGAGCCTTATGTAATGACTACTTCAACTACACCACCACTACTTACTCCACTTCCACCCGCGCCACTGCCGACCGATGCCGAGGCCGTGTTTGACGCCAAGGCAGGGGCCTCGCTGACGGCTCAGGCTGTGATGGTGGGGGAGGTTAATACTGCGCTGGCTTGGCAGGCGGATTCGATGGCTGCTACGGCGGGGTCGATGACGGCTGCGGCTTCGAATGCGGCGGCTGCTGCAACGAGCGCTACAGCTGCTGCCGGGTCGGTTGTTTCGGCGCAGACGCAGGTAGGATTGGCGGCGCAGCAGGCGGGGAACGCGGCATCCTTTGCTGCTTCCGCCCAAATTGTAGCTGCGGCTGTTGGGACAGCGGTAGGACTGCCTTCTGTAGTTGGACACGGAGGTCAAACATTGGTTGTCAGGACGGATGAAAGCGGGTTTGAGCTGAGATCACTGGGACAGGCAATCGGTGACGTGCTTATCACCCCACGTATAGGCATGGATGTTTCCTATCTGTTGCCAGATAGGATTTATTCGCAATCTGCTTACCCTGAATTATATTCGATCTTGGGATTACAGGAGGCGTTAAATGATGGTTCTAATTGGGTTGCAGTAAGTACTAATACAGGTTCTGGAGCACAATTTACATCAATTTTACAAGGCAAAGATAATGTATTTATTGCCGTTAATGCCACTGGTGTTGGTGTGGTTCGTAGCGTAGATGGTGGTGCTACCTGGTCTTCCATAAATGCCGTAAATGGTCCTCAAACTATAGGTGCTAGATATATTGCAACTGATGACAATGGCGTTTGGATAGCGACCGCGTCAAGTGGTAGTGTGGTTAGAAGTGTTGATAATGGTCTTACTTGGGCGGCAGTAGTTTTACCGAATCCAAGCGGTCCTATAGCTACGGATAAGATAGGTAATTGGATCTGCTGTTCTGCCTCTAATGCTAATTCTTCTTCTAAGTCTACTGATAACGGAGCCACATGGTTGGTTTCGACTAACGCATTTCCAGTTACATGCGCGGCTCTTGAGTGTGATGGACAAAATTGGATCGCTATTAGTAATGATGATCCTCGTCCATACGCGGCAAGGGCATTTGATGCCCGGTTTCAAAGACTAGGATTGTTTACTACTGATACAAATGGACCCAAAGGTTTGGCGGCTATAAATGGTTTTGTCGCGGTATCAATGGCTTATGTAGGTCTTGTTGTAAGTTTTGATGGGCTTATGACCTATAAGATTTATCCTAATCTTATAGGTAAAGTCGCAATATCTCGCAATGGATTTATCGCTGTTTTAACTGATGGTAATACTGACTCTTCACTATGGCGCTCTTTTGATTATGGTGATACTTGGAGTCGTGCAAGTGCGCTTTCTTTAGGGAATATGCAAGCTATATTTCCCCATGCTGTTGATGAGGATGGAAGTTGGATCGCTGCAGGACCCTTGTCTGGGCAAGGCGTTCTTCGCTCAGTCCGTCAATATAATTACGATATTTCTACCCAGTTTAAAGTTCCTCCTTATAAAGTTCCAAGAGGCTTTAAGGCATTTATCAAAGGAAAACTTCAATGATCACCGTCTATCAGTGGAACGAGCAAGGTATCTACATCAATAACCATGAAGTTAACGAGCTCGACCCCATGCCGCCATGCAGCACCCCAACCAAACCCATGCCCCTGACCGGGACCCAAGTCGCCCGATGGCAAGGCAAATGGGTTCTCCTGGAATCGGCCCCTGTAACCCCCGACCCCGAACCAATCCCGGAACCCAGCCTAGACTGGCCAACCCTAATCTCCACCCGCCGCTACAAATCCGAAACCTCCGGCATCACCGTCAACACCATGCCTATCGCAACCGACCGTGACAGCCAGGGCCTGATCACCGGTGCCGCCGTAGCCGCCTTGCTCGACTCCGACTACACAGTCAGCTGGAAAACCTCCGCAGGCTTTATCGAGCTGAGCGCCGTTCAGATCCTCAGCCTGGCCTCGGCCGTCCGCGCCCATGTTCAAGCCAGTTTCGACCGCGAGGCGCAGTTGCTCGCGGCCGTGGCCGATGGTTCGATCACGGCGGCGATGCTGGAGGAAGGGTGGCCGGTATGAGTCAGTTCATCACCACGTTGAAAACCGAGCAGTTGGGCAAGTGGCAGCATCGCTTGTTGGCGGATCTGATTCTGGATGATGACGAACATGGGCGTTTGTTGAGTGAGATTGGTTTTGAAACCAACTTCGCCAGTCTGCAAGCGGTGCATAACCTGGCGTTGTTCCCGCTGTATGCCTTGGCGTCCGGTTATGGCAATTACGCTGCGGCCATTCACGACAAGCTCTACAGCACCGGGCAACTGAGCCGTAAACAAGCCGATGGCGTGTTGTACCGCGCCTTGCGTGCCGAAGGTTTGGCGCGATGGCGGGCGTGGCTGTTTTGGGCCGGGGTCCGGCTCGGCGGCGCCAGGCACTACACGAAAATTACAACCCATCTTTAATGCATTTCACTTGAATATTTGAGTCCAGGCCAGCCAAGGCTTCTTCGGCTTCGAAAGAGCGGGTGAAGCCTGGCAGAAACTTTGGGACTTTATAAATGTTGAAAGATTGCAGATGTGGCCAATGCAAAAAACTTCTTGCCCGTATGGGGAAGAATTCAGAGCTCCAGATCAAATGTTCTCGATGCGGGACGTTGAATCATGTGAGGGCCATGAGCCCCGAGCTATCGCCTTTGAGCGAAATGAGCACGCAATTTTGCGTAAGAAATCATTCGAATCAATAGGTGTAAAATATGAAGACTTTTAAAAATATCGTTTCCTCGTTGATGCTGGCTTCCTTGCTTTTGAGTACCGGCGGTGCCGCGTTTGCTGCGAATCTGCTGACTAATGGTGGGTTTGAACAACCAGGCTGTCCGTCCAGCTGTGTATTGAGTACTCCGGCTCAGGTGAACTACATCACTGGTTGGACCACTTTTCTGTCCGGCGCCGAATACTTCAATATGCCGCAGCAGATTCCCGGCTCAGCGGCGGCTGACGGGGTAAACATTGTCGATCTGGCCAACAATGTTTATCGAAATGGCGGTGGCATCCAGCAAAACTTCACGACCACTGTCGGTGCTCGTTACCGCTTGACCTTCAGTGCGGGTAATTCGAATTTTGCCGGTCGTGCTGGTACGGGCACTATTCAGGTGAAGGTTGCAGGTCAGACGGTGAGCTTTAATACGCCGACTGCAACCAATTCTACAGTGGTGTGGAGCACGGTGACCTACGATTTTACCGCCGTTACCTCACAAACCACCCTCGCTTTCTCTAATGAGCAAGACCCTTATGCTTACTTTGCCTTTATCGATAAGGTAAGCGTCGAACCACTTTAAAAATACACGCCGCCCGCACACCTTTTGGGTGTGCGGGCATTTTTTCGTCTTGAGGAAACACTTATGGCAATCACCTCTCGCGGTATCCGCAATAACAATCCCGGCAATATCGATTACAACAAGAACAATCAATGGCAGGGCCAGTTGCCGTTTGATCCGGCCGTGGAGTCGCGCTTTGCCCGTTTCGATACGCCGGAAAACGGTATTCGTGCGCTGGGTAAACTGCTGCGCACTTATCAGGCCAGATACGCGCTTTATACGGTCAGCGACATTATCCAGCGTTGGGCACCTGCGTCTGAAAACGATACGCAGGCTTATATCGATGCGGTTGAGCAACGGATTTTGTTGCGTACGGGTAAGCCGGTTGCGCAACTGGATCTGGGTAATCCGGACATGTTGAGTTGCCTGGTGCAGGCGATTATTCAGCATGAAAACGGCCGTGTGCCTTATAGCGCGGCGACTATTGATGAAGGCGTGCGCCGGGCGTTGTTGTGAGCGGCGTGGCGTGGAAGTGGGGCGCTCTGGTTGTGTTGCTGTTGGGTTTGTTGGTGGCGGCTTATCAGCGCGGTGCTAGTGATACGGAGAAGGACTGGCAGGACAAGTGGGCGGGTCAGCAGGTGCTTGAGGCCAAGGCGTTGGCGGCTGCGGGCCGTGTTAATCGGGCTGAGGAACAGCGCCGTCAGGGCGCAGTGAATGAGGCGGGGAATGATGCACGAATTCAGACTGTTAAGGCGGGCGCTGATGCTGTGGTGGCCGATGCTGCTGGTCAGCGCCTGCACGACGCGGCCCGAGACCTGGTCGGCCGCGCAAGTTGCGCCGCCAGCGGTGCCGCAGTTGCCGAGCGAAGCGCGTCAGCCACCCGCGCCGCCATGGTGCTCTCCGAACTGTTCCAGAGGGCTGACCAGCGAGCGGGCGAGTTGGCAAAAGCGTATGACGCCGCCCGAATAGCGGGGCTGGCGTGTGAGGCGGCGTATGACGGGGTCAGGGGCGGGCACTAGCAGTGTGCGAGCATGAACCGGTCCAGGTTCAGCACGACACCTGTGGGAGAACCGGGGCAGGGAGCAAATCTTGTGGGAGCGAATTCATTCGCGAAGAGGCCGGTGAATTCGACGCATCTTCATCGCTTGGAACACCACCTTCGCGAATGAATTCGCTCCCACAAAACTCGCTCTCACAGAGTTCGCGCTTATTGCGGTATCTACAGCGTGAACGTTGTTATTTTTGCTGACGAAATGGGCCGTTTTGGTGGGGCTTTTCTGTTTCTCTTGAGTGAAGTTTCCGAGACAATCCCGACCCTCTTGCGTGAGGTGTTTTCGGGCTCTAGGGTGCGCCGGTCGCTGAATCTCAGTGATCGGGTTTAGCAGCCTGCCTCTGGTTATACAACGCGCAAGTTCCGTTATGGCGGCTTTGCGTGGGGCACCTTCGGGTGCGCCGGTTATTGTATTCCGGGCCGGTCTGCTAACCCGCGTCAAAGCCGTCACCTCATTTGTTTAGCAGCAAATATCGGGTGGCCCCAATAGCCCATACGGATACAAACAATGAACAAAATACCTTCACCCGAATCCCTCGCTGCCCTCGAAAAATCCCTGCTCACGATCTCCGACATGCTGCGTTGCACCACCGCCGTCGCTTATGAAAGCGGCGAAGCGCGGGCGGGCGATGAGCGTGATCTGCCTTTTGCTGTTGTGCATATGCTGGGTGCAATGAGGGTAGAGCTGGACCTGTCGTTGCGTCACGTCGGTGCCTGCTGA